TTTTTTAAATATTTAACTATGTTTCTTCTATCATCATTAGAAATGATATAATTTATCTTATCTTTGTCTTTATAATATCTAAAAATTATGTTGGTATCACATATAGAAACTCTCATGTTACAAGAAAGTGGTAAGCTAAATCTACATCCAGTTTCAATATTTCCAATAAAACTAGACCATTCACTGGGGTTCATTAGACCTATTGAGCTATGATTTTGTGTATTTAAATATTTCGAATGTGTTGTATCCATCTTGATTCTAGCTAAAAATATTAGTATCATTTTTCAATTTTTCCTTTTCGGGAAAAAACTTGATTTATAAAAAATATTACTATATATGGTATTAATATAGGGATTATCATTATATTAAATGCAAAATGTCTCTTTAGCAAAAAAAAATCTAAAGGATAAAAATTATTCTTTTTCAATGCTTGTTGATAAAACTGTTAAACTAGGACAAAAAGATACAAATAAAGATGTAGAAAAAGATGAAAAAGAAAGAGAAAGAGATAGAGAGAGAGATAGAGATAGAGAGAGAGAAAGAGAAAGAGATAGAGAAAGAGTAGAAAAAGCAGAAAGAGCAGAAAGAGAAGATAAAAAGATAAGCAAAAATACACATCCTACAATGTCATATCAAGAAGTTAAGAAAGAAAAATCGTTATTAAGTCAGGTTGCTCATGCCACTTCTTCGATCACGATGGCTGCATCGGCATTTACATTAAAAGAGAAGGAAAGTAAGGATAAGGATAGATATGGAGTAAATATTAATGATATTAATAGTATAGAATCAAGAAGAGTGCATACATGGGTGCGTGATTCAACGATTCATAATTGTTATAGCTGTAAAATAGGTTTTACGATAGTTAATCGCAAACATCATTGTCGATTATGTGGTAGGATTTTCTGCTCCGAATGTACACAATATAGGCAGAAAATACCATTCTTTTTAACACATTATTTGCCAAGAAGGAATGATGAAAATCCAAGCTTTTCAAAATTAATAGCTGATTCAGATAAGACACTTGGTACGACTCTTAAAAATATTAAGAGTGCTGTAAAAACAGATAGGGAAGTTATATCAATAGAAAAAAAAGAGGTTGAAAAAGATAAAAGTGAAGCCAATGATGAGATGAAATATATCAAAATCAGAAATTATGGAAGTATAACACAATCTGATACAAAAGGTGCGACGATGATGCTAAATCAATATATGGATTCAACTGCATCCTCATCCTCCGAGAATATCGATGCACTAGATAAAGATGATGATTCGAATCGCAACAATAATAACAGTAATAATGATTATACACAGAATAACAGGAATATTGATGATTCAACTCCTCAACGCTTATGCAAACCATGCTTTATACGACTAAATGAATTAACACATCTCAGATATTTGATCGATCTTTTCGGAGTGGTTGGAACGACGATAAAAGACTTAAAGACATATAGCTTAGTATGCAAAGATTGGTCTCAGATTGCAAGCTATCACTTATCCAGTTTTCGAGAAATGCAATATTATCTACCTAATCACAGATTCTCTAAATATGATAGACAGATGTTATGGGATAATAGATTTTATTTATTTAATCATGGTACATGGCTAACACAGCTAATTAGGAGTATAGATTATAATGAAGATGGTGAAAAGGTCAAAGAGTTGATAAAATTACTTAATTTATCCGAGAATAAAAGTATTAATATCTTAAATATTAACAATAGCAGTAATAACAATAATAGTAATAATAATAGTAATAACAATAATAGTAATAATAATAGTAATAACAATAATAGTAATAACAATAATAGTAATGACAATAATGGTAATAATAATAGTAATGATAATAACATTGATGGTGATAACAATAACAATAACATAAATAAAGGAATTGGATTAGAATTAGAGCTGGAATTAGAGATTGAAAAATATGTTAATACAGATTTTAAAAGATCCTTAATTAATAATAATCGCAAAACAGATAATCAAGATTATATTGGATCAGCAAATCAAGAATCATTAAGGGGTAACACAAGTTCAACCATAAATAACGATTATAGCTATAATATAAATGATAGCGCTAAAGTAAATGTAAGTTGTTGGTCTCTTATGTGCACTAGAACATGTCAAAAACATTTAAGAGCGGAAGATGCAGTTTTATTATTAGATTATCATACGCAATCAGCTGAATTAAGATTATGGGCGATGAATGAATTGGTTACAAAGACGGAATTAGATGAATTAAGGTTATATTTGCCGATCTTAGTACATCATATAAGGTATGAAAGTATAGAACAGTCGGTAATTGGTAAAGGTTTAATTAATTTAGTCTCAAAGAGGAAGTATAAAGGGAATAGTTTAATGGTTAATAAGCAATTAATGTTGGCAAATGATTTATATTGGCAGCTTACGGTAGAGACAGAGAATCGTACATATCAGCAGATTTATAGATATTTTCTGGATCAGTTCTGTAATAACATGGACAAGAATGTAATGGCAGTTATCTTTAAGGGTAAATCTGCTAATAGTGTAATGCATTCAACAACAATTAAGAAAACATCGAATGACTTTACAAAGAATAGTAATTCCAATAATAATTATTTAACAAAAGTTAATAATTCCTTCGTAAATTTTACAGAAGAACAGATAAAACATGTATTAAGTTTACATTTAAAGAATGATACTTTTGTATCACCAACTAATCCTTTCTTAACCTACCTTAATTTTAATATAGATAAAATTAAACAAACTGATAGTAATAGCAAACCGGTAATTCTGCCATATAAAATACAAAATATAACAGGTGGAACAACAGATAAAAATGTTTTATATAAGAATGAAGATTTAAGAAAAGATAAAATAATTATGAACTTAATAAAATTATCAGATTTAATCCTTAAAAAAGAAGAGAATTTAGAACTAGGTTTAATAACATATGAGATTTGTCCTACAACTGCATCGAACGGATTTTTAGAGATGGTTCCAAAATCTAAGACCTTATATGATATTAAAGAACGCTTAAATCTATCAATAAATAATTATATCGATTCTTACAATGATAATGTATTAGTCAATGATTTAAGGAACAGATTCGTTCGTAGTTGTGCAGGTTATTGTGTGATTACCTATTTACTGGGTATTGGTGATAGACACTTGGATAATATAATGATTACAGAGGATGGCTATATATTTCATATTGACTATGGCTTTATATTAGGAGCCGATCCAAAACCAATGACGAAACCTAAAATGAGGATAACCGATGATATGGTAACTGCATTGGGAGGTATGGATAGTAAATATTATCAAGAGTTTAAAGATATATCGAATAGAGTCTATAATTGTTTAAGAAGACATATTAACCTGTTTATTTCGATGCTAAGCCTATTGATAGATGCAGATCCAGTAATTAAGAACAAAACGGAGATAACACGAGAATTATTGTTAAAAGAGATATATAAGAGGTTCGTCCCTGGAGAGACCTATTCCGAAGCACAAATTTTATTAGAGACTGAGATACATAATAGTAATAGAATATATACACATGCGATTAATGATTTCTTCCACTATCATGCAAAGGAGAAGACTTTAAAGACCGCCTTAAATTCAGGATTTAAAAGCATAAAGGGATTTTTCAAGTGAAAAATAAACAGGATAATATATTATACAATAAAAATGATATGATCCATGTTTATCTACAGAATCTTACCATAAAACAAAAAAAACAAAAAATGTCTACTTGCCCCTTTACCATTGGCCACATTGTCAAGATCAATAATTGCTCTGCGACTCCTACTCTTGTAGGAGTCGTCTCTACCGTGATCAAGATTATTCAACCTAGTTCGAGTGCACCATGGTGGAGGATCGAACTGAATAATTGTCCTGGATGTTTTTTTATAGAAGAGCTCGATCTTTTCACGAAAGAAAAATCGCGGTTGCCTCGCGGCCATTATCATGATAAGTATTGTGATTATCCATGCTCGGTTATGATTTCCACAGGTGAATGTGCCACATGCAAAGTCAGGGAAACTTGTTGTCATGCCTAAACTTCTTGAAGAATATCGGGAGTACTCATTCTGAGTACTTTGTATTCTGTATTTAATAATAATAATGAAGTCATATATTAAAAATTGAATAAAATTTTGTGATGTTAAATATCACAAAAATAACCAAACTCACATCTTAAATGTCTACTTGCTCTTTTAATGTTGGTGATATTGTCACGATCAATAACACAATTCTATCGCGCGACAGTCGCTCTACTCTTGTTGGTCTAACATCCACTGTGACCAGAGTTATTCAACCCGCTACAGGTGCACCGTGGTGGCGTATCGAACTGGAGCATTGTGATCCAAAATGCTTTCTTGTGAGTGAACTCGATCTTGTCGCCAAGAAGTCTGTACAGTGGTCGATCCGTCGTGCACCGATGCTCTAAATCCTATCTGGAGTACTCAGAATGAGTACTTTGTTATTTTTAAAATTGAATTATTTTAGATAAGCAATCATTGCTTATCTAAAAAATGTTATTTAAACCTGATTTAACAGTTAAGTATGTGAATATTATATATTCACGTGAAATTCTTCGCGATCTGCAAAGTTCAAATATTTTAACTAGTTGTGTTTTATATGATGATGGAGGTTGTTTCCCTAACATGTATATGACAATTAGTGGATATGAACCGATTATCTTTAATAAAGATAATAAAAAATTTCCTTTTAGGTTAAGCAATGATGAAAGAAGGAGGGTAATTAGAGTTATTTATAAGAAAAAATCAGGATCAGAATCAAAGGATCTATAAATAGTGGATATGAATCAACTTTTTGATATGGATATGAATGAATATCCTGTTAATTAATATAGTGCTTTATCATTATCGGATAATGTTTCCCATATTTTGATATACTCTATGATATTATGGTGAATTTCTGGATTAAACTTTGAGAGATAGTTGTTGAAACTTGCTGATTTATAGATGTCAGAGTTTTCGATCGGAATACCTGCTGGAATACCCATAAATTCTTCTGCATTAGGTTTAAAGTAAAAAGTACTTATTAATTTGTTAATACTTTCAGTATTATCAAATTGTCCAGATTTAATAAAAAAATTTATATTGCTGTTAGTGTGCCATGGAAGCTTACCATTATCATCGGGGAAGATTATCTGCTTTAAAGTAAAATTATCATTAAAAAACTTAGGGATTAACTCAACACATTCTAATGTAAAATGGTTAGAAGGAATAAGACCAGCAGAGTGTCTCTCGCTACCACAATTTATCGTTTTAAACATACCAGGAATCTCATGCCCATTATTCAGACTATTATCTTTTAGTATTGCTTCGACTACCCTCTCTAATAAGGACTCAAGCTCTGCAATATTAGTATCGAACATTAATAAAAGTTCTGGCAAATTCTTATTAGTTAATCCAACAGTGTAAACATATTTAATCTTTGAACTAAAGACCTTGACAATACCATAGTCTCCTTTTTGTATTATATTTTGCATACGTCTTAAATTATGCTCACAATTGTGTTTAACAATACATCTACACATTAGCCTCTCTTTTTAAAGAGTGAAAAAGGAAAAATAAATTTCATTTTTCAATTTATAAATATATTTTGTTGAGATTTTTTTCTAGTATACTACTATATTAAGTTATGTCACTAAAAGAAAAGAAAGATAAACAAGAAAAGAAAGAAAAGAAGAACAAACAAGTAAAGAAAGACGAACATGATAAACTAAATATGAATGATAATGAATCAATAGTTTTTCACTCCTATTCATCAACATATACCAATCTAAACGGTAAAGAATCTGAATATTCTGAAGATATTAAATATGCTGATGGTAAAGGGTATGTAACAATCACAAAGAATGGTAAGAAAGATGTAAAAGAACTAACAGCACCTGAATTAAATGCCTATCTAAATAATAAAAACGAGACACATAAAAAGAAAAAATTATTAGTTGATGATAAAATCAAATATCTATAAGCAAATTTTAACAAGGTTTATTATTACAACTAATTATTATACAAGATTTTTGTACTACAATTGATTAATACAAGATTTTTGTACTACATTTGATAATACAGGATTTTTGTACTACATTTGATTAATACAAGATTTTTGTACTACATTGATTAAAAACAAGATTTTTGTACTACATTGATTAAAAACAAGATTTTTGTACTACATTGATTAAAAACAAGATTTTTGTACTAAAAAAATATGAAAGAATAGGTTTAAAGGGCTAAATCTTACAGCTTCAGCTTCGCTAAGTCTTATCGCAGCTTCGACTTAAATATGATATATTTGTGATATAAAATATAAAAATTGATTTATATTTTTTCATTCTCAGTCTGTTTTAGACTGAAAAAGAGAAAGAAAGGATGATTACGGAACTTTTTATATTTCGTAATGATTTGCGTATTAATGATAATACTGCATTTGAAAAAGCATGTGAATCTGCGCTTTCAAATAATGCGTTAGTCTTAGCAGTCTTTATCTTAAATCCTGAGCAGCTATTGTTCGATAAAAATAGTTATGCATCTAATAATGCAATACAATTTATGTATGAATCATTGATCGATTTAAATGATAAAATGAAAGGTAAATTGCATTTATTGTATGGTGAAAATCTAGCAGTCTTGGATTCATTGTTTAAACTTAAATCGTTAAAATCTTTAAAGAATGTGTGGGTAAACAATGACTATACTCCATATTCACGTAAGAGAGATAGTGAGATCGAAAAATTATGTCAACAATATTCTATTAAATTTAATGGTTTAGAGGATAGATTATTACAACCAGTAGGATCAGTAAGGCCGAAAACCGGTTCACCTATCTACTTAAAGTTTACGCCTTTTTTTACTAGCAGTAGCAAGTTACTGGTGAGAGCAGTATCGGATTTTGCTTATGATAAAGTTAATGATAGAGTGGCTATTCTTACTCTAACTCTTGCTGATGCACCTAACATTCTTTTTAAGACTGCAAATGATTTGAAAAAATCGTTAAATGATGGTTTGTCGAATAGTCATATTCCTCAACATGGTGGTAGAGATAATGTAATGAAGGTAATCGATGACTTGCCAGATTATGATGATTATGAAGAGACTCGTGACTATCCAGATAAAAAGACGACACAATTATCGGCACATATAAAGTTTGGCACAATCTCTATTAGAGAATTGTATTGGCATATCTATTACACATTGGGAGACTCATCAGTCTTAATAAAGCAACTATATTGGCGTGATTTTTACTATAATATTGCATGGATCACTGATGATTTTAAAAAGTCGATGAAACCTAAATATGATAAGATTGTCTGGGTAAATGATCCAAAGCTATTCGAGGCTTGGAAAAATGGATTAACAGGATTTCCATTGATCGATGCTGGTATGAGAGAGTTAAATACGACTGGATATATGCATAATCGTACTAGGATGGCGACAGCAAACTTCTTGGTTAAGTTGCTAGGGATTGACTGGAGATATGGTGAAAAATATTTTGCACAGAAATTGTATGATTATGATCCAGCTATTAATAATGGTAATTGGCAATGGGTAGCTGGATTAGGAGCTGATGCTCAACCATATTTTAGAATCTTTAATCCATGGTTACAATCAGAAAAGTTTGATAAAGATTGCAAATATATCAAAAAATGGTGTCCTGAATTACAGAGTGTTCCTAATAATGTAATACATCAATGGGATAAACACTATAAGAATTATATAAGTTTAGTGGCTTACCCTAGTCCATGCATCGATTACGAAAAAGCACGTGAACAAAGTCTAGAACTTTATAAGGGCTTATAAGTAGCCTTTTTTGACAAAAAAGCCCCGAAAGGTCTTTAGTTGACTTTTTTGCGGTCGATAGACTAGGCTTGTCAGCTTGCTGCGCTCCCTGGGAGAAAAAAACTCTATTAGTGGAATTAGAGTGAGTTCTCCTTATGACCATCTAGACATCCCTAAACGTAGAGTAACAATTTAGACACCATTCTGTATATAGGCCTTTTACGTCCTTGGTTTTGACACCCAGTGTCATAATTACCCATTAATATAATTAATGGACTCTCGAACATAAGATTGCGAAATAATTCCTTGTCTTCTTCTAATGTTTGACCTTCATAAATACTCTTTTTTCCTTCTTCTTTAACTTCTGCGATAACAGCAGACATAGCAGTTATTACATCACTTTGTTGTAGGAATTGTTCAATCTCATTATCTGTTAAAATGATCTTTCTTTTACTTCGTCTTCGAGAACACATGCTGGTCCTCTTCCATCGAAATTTTTAAAATAATTGGTTATCTC